ACCTGCTGAATTTTCAAAGAAAGCACCATATCCGCTACTTGTTCTTTTTGTGTGCAAAGAAGCAATGGGTGTTGAAGTATCAATTCCTAATCCTGTGTCTGAAGTATATAATTGCAATCCACCTGCAAGTTGAAGCCCACCCTTAGCAGCATATCCACCTCTCCAAGATAAAACAAGCGGTGTTCTTGCAGCACTAACTGAATCTGAAACTAAAGAAGCCTCCCAAGCAGTAATTGTTGAATCACTATAAAAAGTACTTCTATTATAAGTTCCTGAACCATTACCATATAAATTAATTGCAGAAGATGCGTCTATTTCTAAAGTTCCTGCTGCCCTTACACCGCTATTGGTTACTACAGGTGCAATTAAACGAATTGTAAGAAATATATGAAGAAATTGCTGCTCCTGTAGAATCTGTATCTTTTAATTCAATGATTGGTTGAGTAGAATCAATGTATAATCTATTGCTTAACCTTGCAGATTTTGCAGTAATATCTCCTGCTCCTGATATCTTTACTACTTCATTAGCAATGTAATCTGTGTAGGTCTTTTTGTTTCTAAATACCCAAGTATCGCCATCTTCAATATCATCAATTACCTCAAAGATATATCTGACATCGTTAGTAACACCTGCTTCAGCATACATACGAATACCATCGTTATCTCCTGCTGCTTGTTGAAACATATAAGTAGGTACTGTACTTACACCATTTCCATAGGTTGTACCTACAGGATTTTGAGGTAATGCTATAGTTCCATCTATAGTGATACCTCCATCAAGAACTATATCACCTTGCGAAAACTTACAATCTATATTAGTTGAATTGGTAACACCAGTACTAGGAACGGAAGCAACCGTAATATTCGCTATTTCATTATGATTTCTTGCTTGACCTTGATACGAATTTGCTAGACCTACATAAGCAGTACAAGTAGTAAAGGTGCTTGGTGCAGGAACGTGCAAGTAAATTTTATTGTTGTAATTGAATATCTTGATAGTGACATTGATATCCGCCGTACCTTTTACACTTTGAACAACACCAGTATTTATCGTTGTCGCTGAAAATTCAATAGTCTGTTTAGTATTAGAATTGAATTGTTCCAACATAATAGTACCGTGCATCATTGCATAGTCGCTGGTAGCAATATCAGTTTCTATTAAAAAGCCATTAGTAGTTCCACTTTCGTAAACGCTTTTGTAGAATACATTGTCAAGAAGTTTACCATCTCCACTAAATGAAGTAGCGGTAACACTTCCTCCAAAGGTTGCGGTATTATCACCATCTAATCTAAGAGCAGTAGAAACAGTAGAGCCATCATAAGTCTGAAAAGAAAGGCTGTAGTCATTGACTAATCCCTCTACAATTCTTGCATCACCATTAGCCCAATCAAGCATACCTCCTGAGGGTAAATCTAAATCGCTAGTGCTTATAAGCCCACCAACGGTTATACTATTAGTAGTAGTAGCACCATTATCAGTTACATCTTGAAGGTCAATATTAGAACTAACCCAAGATTGTGTTGCAATTTTGTTTCCATTCCAAATTACCTCGTTAGCATTAAAATAAATCTTATCCCAATCCGTTAGTGTGTTTGGCGCAGTAGCTGAAACATCACCTCCTAAGTATAATCTTGGCGGGTTAGTTTCTTCTCCAATATCTTTAGGCGATATTGCAAAGGTTCTTATTGTTCTATCATCACGACCATCTATCTGAATATAATCAGCACCATATCTTGCATTACTGTTTACCGCATAAAGCCCAAAATCGTGATTGACGTTAGCGTGAAAATAAGAATCTATTGTTGAATTTAAATCTGTAAGCGTAATACCATCAATACCTGAAAAGTTTAGGCTTGTTAAAACGCCAGTTAGGTTAGAACCATCCCCATAATATGCGTTTGCGGTTACATCTCCAGTTGCTTCAATTTCACCAGTAACATCAATGCCAGTAGCTGTTGTAGCTAGTCTTAACCCGTCGTGGTGTGATATTTGTACCGCACCGTCAGTTGTGTTAATTCGTATGTAACCACGTACTGAACTGTTTGTATCGTTGGCAATAAAAATGATATCATCACCTGCGTCAGTACCTACGTTTCTTATATATAATGCGTTGGTAGCATTGTCAATAAAGGAATGAAGTCCGTTGTGGTATAGTTTTAAATCATCACCAGTACCAACGTTTATATTGCTATCGTCAGGAATAAATATATTTCTACTAGAATCAATAACGGTGTTGCTTCCTATTTTTAGGTCACCTCTAAATATATTTACATCGCCTGATTGATTAATAGTTAAAGCCTGAAATGCATTCCTAAATTCTTGATTTGTGTATGTTGTAGTTGTGCTGATGCCGTCTCCAGTAAGTATTCTAAATGCTGATGAATCGTGCAGCATTAAAGAAAAATCACTACTACCTCCTGCTAAATAAGTCCATTCGTCATTAACACTATCCCAAGTGACTTGGTCAACATCTCTACCAAATAAGATATTACCTCTAACATAATTATTTCCTGCATCGTTATCTACTGTACCTAACTGAATATGCCCTACGTTACTTCCATCAGCGTTTTCAATCGTAACACCGCCTGAAACACCTAAACCACTAGTAAACGTACCGCCACCAGCTGTAATACTGTTAGTAGTACTGCTTCCGTTATCCGTAACATAATCTAGCGTAAAATCAGTAGCATCTAAACCAGCAACTTGGTCTGCATTAATATTAAGGGCATCAATATTTGCTTTGGTAATACCTATTTCAGTTCTAGTCCAAGAAACATCTGCCGAACCATTAACTGTTTTACCAGTATCGCCAATAGTTATTGTTCTTGCAGTTTGCCAAGTTGTAGCGGTATCAGCGTTTCCAGTTAAATCACCAGTAACATTTCCTACAAGGTTGGTTTCAATATTCTTGTTAAACACAAAACGGTCGCTTGTGCTGTTGTAAGTCATTGTGGCATCTGCGCCATCAATAGTAATTCCTGCACCATTAGCATCGGCAGCCGTAGCCGAGCCACTTGCAAGAACTAAATTTTTATCGTCAATAGTTACGGTTGTAGAATTAATTGTTGTCGTTTCACCATCAACTCGTAAATCACCAAGGATTTGAACAACACCCGTTTCGTCGCCGTGTGCTGCGGGGTCAATTACAAAGTTTGCAGCACCTCGTAAATAACCCGAAAGGGTCATATTACCTGCGGTTATATCGCCAACTGTAATATCGTTATCGGTTGTATTTCCGTTATCGGTTACCGTATCAAGGTTAATTGAACCTACGCTTGAAATACTTTGATTTTCCCAACGGCTATTGGTTGAATTGTAAACAAGGAATTGATTATTCGCAGGGCTATTTAAATATACATCGTGAAGTATCCCTAGGTAATGCCCATTCTGCGCACGAACGAATATTGTTCCGTTATTTACGTGGCTATTTATTACAATAGCAACCTCTAAATCTAGGTTAGGTGCAACAGGCGCAGTAGTTTGAAATTCCCCTGCCGTAGAAGCCGAAACGTATAAGGTTTGCCCCTCGCTGTAAGCACTTGTATTTAGCCCTCGTATTTTACCGAATACCGTTACTTTACCATCACCGCCATTAGGTATATCTTCGGTAGTAATACCAATAAAATATTTAGCCTCAATACTTCCATCGGCTATCATTGGGGCAACGGTTAAACGACCACTAGCCCCTAAAGTACCTGTTACATATACAGGCGTACCATCGGCAATAGTACTACCTGTTTGATTTTTTACGTGTACGTGGGTTTCTTGTCCTACTTGTAGGGTAGCACCGTTTTGTATAATATCAACGGTTTCTTCGTCTGCATTCCAGCTTAAAGTACCTTGTGTACCCGAACCGCCTGTAAGTTGTACAGAAGCCCCTGTAATCGCTCCTGTAACGTCTAAGCTGCCAATTTTAACAGCACCGTTTACGGTTAGGGTGTAATTTGTATCGGGCGTAATTCCAATACCCATACGGGTAGTTGATAGCCATATAGGGGCATCGTTACCCCGCCCGTCTGAAAGTCGTTTAGCTGTACCAGTTAGCGTATCGTTATCGCCAACTTTAATAAGTGCATCGTAAGTATTGAGTACCTGTTTGCCGAATAAGTCCTGACCCATCAAATTTGATTTTACTACAAATTTAATAAAAGGTGGCTAACAGTTATTTTTTGTCTTGGCTCGTGCCGAAATAGTAAGCAAAAAGGTTTGAAACAACTACGCCCTCAATCATACCCATAAGGTGTACAAAAAGGTCGTTTTCTAAAACAGTAGGTACGTACACGGTAGCGTAAATTACAAAACCAAAGCTACCTAAGCCAACTAGCCCTGTAAGCATCATTAACCAATCAGTTTTTCCTGTTTGTGCTACACCTACTTCACGCTGTCGTGCGCTGTTTCTATCTTCGACTTCTAGCCTGTAAGCTTCGTTAAGGCGTTCTAAGACCTTTTCTTCTTGTTCAGGGGTTAGTTCCTCGTCAGTATCAATAACCTCCTTTAAAACGCCTAGAACACCGTTTTCGGGCAATAGGTCGCCAACCTTGTTAAACAATCTACCTACTGCGGTATCTTTAAATTGTTTCTTTTTACGTTCCATACTAATAAGTCCAAATACAGTTTTGTGCCTTGTCTAAATCGTTATCCACGTGTATAAACGTTTTGGCTATCCCTATGCGGTTAAAACCAGCTTTTAACAAAGCATCTATAATTATATAACGGGTAACGCTGTCGGTACAAGCTATATCAGCTGCTAACCCTTTTAGGTGCGAACTGTTACGGCTTACCTTATAGCCTTCTTTTTCTAGGCGTTCAATATCAGCTTCTATTCTATAACCACTAGTAATTTCAAAAGGTATGTTAGCTATATGCCTTGCGTTGTTTAGCATATATAAAAAACCCTTGTCCATTAACTGACCGCTGCCCTGTTGTAGTGGGCTGTCAAACTCGTGGTATTTAAAATAGTTATTCATTTATTTTTTCGTTCAGTCTTGCTATATCCTTGCGTATGCGTTCCCGCTCCAGCTTAAAATCAATTACCTCGTTTTCTAAAACTCGTATATCGGGAAATATGTACGTATTTTGGTTGTAGCGTAACGACTTTAACTCATCTTCGTTATCTGATATGCGGTTTTCTAAACCAAAGTATAAATAAACAGCCGTGCCAACTAAAACAACAATTTGAATAAGCCACTTAATATTTATACTAAGCGAACTGTCATCATTTAGTTTTGCTGTCGTCATCGCTGTACATTTTATACCACTTGGCTACGGTATAGCCTATTGATAACAGTACCAGCATTATACGTAATACTAATTCAATATTGGAGAATGAAACCGCTAGGCTAAATATATTAAGGGCGTAAATTTTCAAATCTTGTATATCCATTATTCGGTAACTTTTACAACCAGTTCCATAATTGCACGTTTGTAACTATGGTCGGTTAAGTTGTCGGTTAAATAAGTTATCCCCCTGTTCTCTATACCGTAAACCTTAAACCCATCTGCGGTTAAATCAAAGTACCCTGCGGTTCTAGTACGCAACAAATTTAAGCAATCCGAAATAATTGAATTTACGCTTAACTCGCCACCTGTGTTGCTATCAAACCTATCAATAACCTCAACACGGGTAATTACCTCTGCGTTAAAGCTACCTGCGTTTTGGTCTATTTCGTTACTACTTACCGAATAAACGTGTATGTATGGAAAAGCTGCGCCACGTGGTACGGTATTATAGGCGTTAATTGTAACACCCCCAAAGCTAACAGAACCGCTTAAACGGTCTAATATAGCTTTACGTATATGGTGCATCGCATCGTTCATTTATGTAAGATTTTTTAAGTCCTTATTTATTCTGTCTAAAAGCATTTTATAAGCAATACGCACCGAACTAAAAAAGAACGGTTGGGGCGTTAAGCTTATAGGAAACTGTATTGTTCGCCATACCATATTAGTACTGCCTTTTTTCTCCTTTATTTGTACCCTTTTTTTACCAGCAAATCCACGCCCTTTAAACCTAGCTTTAATTAAACTAGCTGGTATTCCTAACGCTTCGGCATCGCTGGTACTAACCAACTCGCCCGTACCAAATTCTACATAAGGGGCATATTTAGCACTAGCGTAAACATCGTATGTATTTTTAGCTATGCGGTTGGCATCAATACTTTGCCTTAAAATACCGTTATCGACTGCAACGGTACTTGCTGCTATTTCTTTTGCTTGGGTTGCTGTATCACGCAGTAAATCATCTACACGCTGTTCCCCGTACTTGTTTAGCTGTTTTATTTTGCTATTAAGCCTTTTAAAATCTTTTTGGTCAATCTTCATATCAACCAGCGTAAAACCTTTAACTCGTGGCATTATGCAGATTTAGTTGCTTTAATAGTTACGTATTCGTCAAGATTACTTTCTACTATGCTGTTAATATTGTACTCTGCGCTATCGTTACCAATGCTTATAGTATCGGTAAACAATAGGTCAGTACTTGCAGGTTCACGCACAATAACCTCAACGGCTGTATTTTGCATACGCTGTCCAGCTTGGGTTTCTACATCGCCACCTACATAGGTTACATTACCCCAAATAGTTTTTAGCGTAGCCTTTGACTTGGTAGTACCACCATAGCCATCATCAGTACCCGTAATGCGGTATATAGTTATGCGTTTATTTAGTTTTCCTGCGTCCATTAAACGAACATTGATTTATAGCTTGAAAGTATGCTCTTAACGTTTGTAGGTATTTCGCTTACATCGTTTATTGAGCCTACTGCTGTTGCAAATTCTGCCCTGTTGTCGTAGTAAGTTGTAGCCAACTGCATTATAGCTTGTTTTAGTAGTTCATCGCTTAAACCAGTTGTAACGTACGTTACTAGCACTTTTTCAGCAGAACCGCCATCTAACTCAATCGTTTCGTTATCTAGCCCTAAAACCTCGTAAGAAGCCGTTTCACCGTTTACCGTTACGCTGCTTATACTAGCAACAGGCGCAAAGGGTAAATCAAATACGCCATTGGTAACAGGTATGTAATACGTGCGGTTCTTTGCTACAATATCACGGCTTATAAAGTTCTCGCACCATATACGGGCTTGGGTAATCATATTACCAATTAGTGTATCGTCCGCATCTGTATCAATACGGGCGTATAACTTTACTTCTGCCGTTGTAACAATTTCTGAACCTGTTACGCTGTTTACCTTATTCTGTCGCATCTTTAGTTTCTATTTCAGCTTTTAACTCTTTGGTTTCTTTTACGGCTTTTTCTTCTTTGGCGATTTTACCAAGTTTAGAAGCCCAACCTCTAGCAATCCACTCTTCAGCAACTGCATCAAAAAGGTCTATGCTATCCCCAACCTTTTTACCAGCAGATTTAGCAGCCGAAGCATCTTTGATTTTAAGTTTCATATCGTGTTATTTAAAAACAAATTTATTAAAATTATCCGAGTACTTCCCTTTGGGGTTCAAACGGAACGCTTGGTGGTTGCCCGAGTTGGGTATTATAAAGAAACCGCCAAAGTAAGTTGAGTATATAGCGAAGTAATCAACCGCCTTAATTGTATAGAATACGTAACTGTTAGATAAGCTAATATGTATCGAGTTTTTTCTTACTGTTGGTACTTGGCTAGTAAACTTAACTTGCACCTTAAATAAACCCTCGCCAGTATCTACAATAACATCGTAGGGGCTACTATCTAACATTGGTTTGCTAACGATATAACCCAGCTTGGTACATTCAGCACTAAACAATACCTCGGCATAGCAGCCTTGGTAATTGCGGTCGGTTGTCATGCCATTAAAGTTAGGCAAAAAAAAACAGCCCCTTTTTACGGGAGCTGCTTTCAACTAACTAAAAACAAATCGTTATGAAGATGATTTACCTTCTAATGTAATGAGCTACATTCTTAACCGCTAATATAAGCAGAATAGTTGAAATAAACCCACTTACGCCACTTTTTAATACAAATACATCGTTTACCCAAAGTATAAGTATTAGTGCGCCTAAAATGTAGTGTCCTGTTTTTTCTTTCATTTTAATAGTTATTTGGTTTAACGTAATATAGTGGTTTTTCGTTATTGTACCGTGCTATAAACTGGTAAGCTGAAACACGGCTGCTAAACGTAGCCTCGCCACCACTAGGCGTTTTAACTACGTACTCAACGTTTATTATATTCCCTTTGCTAT